CTAAACACAAGTTAAAAGATGAAAAAATTTATGATAATATAGAAGCTAAACACAAGTTAAAAGATGAAAAAATTTATGATAATATAGAAGCTAAACACAAGTTAAAAGATGAAAAAATTTATGATAATATAGAAGCTAAACACAAGTTAAAAGATGAAAAAATTTATGATAACATTGAAGCTAAACATAAATTAAAAGATGAAAAAATTTATGATAACATTGAAGCTAAACATAAATTAAAAGATGAAAAAATTTATGATAATATAGAAGCTAAACATAAGTTAAAAGATGATACTTTATATTTGAATAAAGATAAAAATAATTTGCTTGTTGGGGAATCACTTTTTTCAAATATTGAAAATAAAAAAAAGGTAGAAAATATAACATTATTTGATAATATAAATGGTAAGAATAAACGACTAAATGGTGAATCTATGTATACTAATACCATTCATGAAAATTCACTTAAAAATGAACAAATGTATGTGAATAAAGATGATATTAATAATGTAATTGAACCAAAGATTTTATTTTCAAATAAAAATAATTCAAAATAATGATAATAAAAGATATATTTTTAGATTTAGATGAATATTTTCAAGAAGATATTAAAAAAACTACAATTTATTTACATCATACTGCCGGTTCGCACCGACCTGATTGGGTAGCCCAAGGTTGGAATAAAGATCAATATGCTGATGGTTCAACTAAAAAAATTGCAACAGCATTTGTTGTTGGTGGTAAAAGTACAAGAAATAATGATGTTGCGTGGGATGGTGTTGTTGTTAGATGTTTTCCAGAAACAAAATGGGCTTGGCATTTGGGTGCAAATAATACAAATGGTGCGTTTGATAAAAGTTCAATTGGTATTGAAATATGTAATTATGGAGAATTAACTAAATCAAAAACAGGTCAATATATGACCTACGTCAATACCCCTGTTCCAGAAGATCAAGTAGTTGTATTATCAAATCCTTTCAGAGAATATAAATATTATCATAAATATACAGATAAACAATTAGAAAGTTTGAAATTATTATTAATACAATTAGGCACAAAATATTCCATTAATCTTAAAATGGGTTTACAAGAATGGATTAATAAAGAAACATTAGTTATGCCAAAAAATTTATCTGTTTTAGCTCAACAAAAATGGTTGAATAAAAATGGTTTTGTTGGTAAAAATGGCAAAAAACTGGATGAAGATGGTGGTTGGGGTGAAAATACTGCATGGGCTGTTCAATCTGTTGGAAAAACTGCATTTGAATATAATCCATTAACGATGATTGGTTATCCAGGGATTTGGACACATACTAATATTAGAATAGACAAAAATGATTGTTCCCCACAACCAAATTTAATTTCAATGTTAAAAACATTATGAAATATATTTTTACTGATATTGATGGTGTTTTAAACCCTAAATTTCAAAAAGTTTGGGATCGTAGATGTATCTATGTTTATAATAAAATATGTCACGATTTCGATTTAAAACCTATTATAACATCGACATGGCGTATAAGATATTCTATACAAGAATTACAAGAAATTTTTTATAAACAAGGAATCACAGTTAAAATATTTGATTATACACCTGTTCTTATGGATCATAGGGGATTAGAAATAGATCAATGGTTGATGGAAAACAGTTGGGAAAAATACGTGATAATTGATGATAGTGTAGATCAAATTATACCATATGTCAATAATGTTATTTCTTGTAAAGGTTGGATAGGATTAACAGATGAACATTATGATAAAATCAAAAGTATATTAAAATAAAAAAAGAAGAACTTAGTTCTTCTTTTTTTATTAAAAATTTACTTGTTTGATAATTTCTTTGTGATGTGAAAATGCTAAATTGTTAGTTGATCTACTTAATAGAACCCATTTTCCGTTTATTGCATCATCAGCATATTTTAATTCTGCTGATTTTTTCATTTGAATAATAAATGGGAAGGTAAAAAAGTTTATTTCTCTTGGATCATTAGCCCTGATCATATTCATGGGTGTGATACTTTTTATGTCTTCCTGTTTGGCTAAAGTTTCTTCAATTAATTCTCTTACAACTGCTTGTTGTGGGGTTTCACCTAGATCAATAAATCCACCTGGTAATGCCCAACCACGACCATCTTTTCGTTCAATTAGATAAACCCGACCTTCTTTTAATGCCACAGCATCAACAGCGAAATTTGCTGCATAAATTATAGTGTTTCCATCCAATTCGAAGTATTTTGTAATTGGGTGTCCAGCATTCACGAAATTAGCAAAATTATCATTAATTATTGATATTTTGTTTTCCTGTTCTTTTGGTAAGTATAATTCAACATTATTACTTGTTAAGTAAATCCAATTGCCTTCAGTATCTTTATTGATTGCTGTAATAGTTACTAATTTAGATAAATCAAAATTGTTTATTGATTCGTTAATAGTTTTAAATGTATTATAATCTTTTATCATATTGATTAAAATTTTTTAGTAAAACGTTTTTCGTTGTTTACTTTTATTGTTGTTTCGTCGTTTACGATTTGTAACCAACGATTTAGAATTTCGATATCTTCATTAGATAACTTTTCTTCAAATATCTTATGTAACTGTAATGTAAACCCACAATTACGTGTTACTTTTATCATTTGTGGTAAAATATTATTTGCCATAATTTGTTTTACATATATATTAAATAACGCATGAACATTAATGCAATGTCCATGCTATCTTTTATCTGAATTTTCACCCAATTTGCTTATGAATTCTAAAACACCAATAAGTTCATTTTTAGAAAAATCTGTTAATGTTAGTTTTTCAATAATTTTGAATCTTAATAATTCTTTCGAATTATTTTTGTGTTTTTTAATAAATTCTTCCATAACTTAATATTTCATAAATTCATTTAAATCGAAGCAAACAAGTTCACCATTTTTATTCCATCCGACTTCTTTACGACAAGCATTAGCAAATAACATTTGTGGTATTGTTAAGTTTCTGTTATCGAATTTTATTGGATTACAAAATTCTTGTTCAATAATTTCACCATTGTGGGTTAATTCAGTTTTTGCCATTTTTTTTCGGTTTTCGTCACTAACATTTTCATAGATATCTATCTCTTCACGGTTATAATCAAAATGATCTTTTTCAATCAAAATTTTTATAACCTTTGTTTTATCAGCATTAGCGAAAACATAACGAGTTAAGCCATTATCAAAAAATGTGTAAGCTTCACCCTTATATAGGATAACGTGTTCGGTTATTGACTGTTCACGTTTTTCAAATTGTATAATTTGTTCTATATTCATATCTTTGCTGTTTTGCCTTGATTAATAACATCTAAACAATGTTGGCAAGTTATTTTTTCGGTTGAATTTAATTCAACATCGTGTGTATAATCACCACCAATTAAAATGCCACATAATGTGTAATTATCATTAAGTGTTGTAATAACATGAACATCAGAATTAGTATCATCATCAAACCTAAATTTAACTTTTGTTGGATCAATTAATTTAGTTTTTCTTGATGTTTTTTTCTGAATTATTTTTTTCTGAATTATATCAGATTTAACGGATTCAATAGAATCAATAGATTTGTTTAATTTTTCTATTTTTAATTCATTAATAGCTATTTCTTCACCACGTTTAGCAATATCTATTTCACATTTTGCTAATTTAAGTTCAATAGTTGATACCCTAAATCTATTATATGCTAGGTTTAGAAATCCTGCTTTTATAAGATCAATCATTTGTCTTTCCGAATTAGTTGATCTAGTAAAATATTGGGCAGTTTTATCAAGCATACAATTAACATATGCTGTTGTTAATGAATTATCTGAAAGAAATTTTTGAATTATTTCCCCAATTTTATTGTCAGTTGCAGATTGTTCATAAACAAACGAATCAATAATTTTAATCATTGTTTCATTATCAAAATCTTTAAAGTATTCGATTAAGATTTTCTGAATTTGAATGTCTTGTGATTCTGTCATAATTGTTGTTTTAATTATTGCACAAAGATAACTATTATTTTTCAGAAAAACAAGTATAATTATAGTAATTTATATTTTTTTCTATCTTTGGATATACCATTAACTATAACATCATTTACACAAGAAATATTCCCCCAATAAACAATACCGTGGGATCGACCATAAGTTTTATTATCAATTATATCTGTGGTTAATTCTTCACAATGGCTTTCACATAAACTATAAACTAATAGTATATAATACCAACCATGATACCAATGTTTGTGTACAGACTGAATAGTATATTCAGTTTTATTTTTCAAAAGCTTTTTACCTTCTAATTCGTGATTAAAAATCTTACCATTTTCTGGATATAAATCTTCGAATAATGGTAAACCTAAACGTTTACGTTCATTAAGAATTTTTAAATATAGCTTTTCGTTAAATATTATATTTTCTATCATTTGTTAATATATTTCATAGCTTCTTTCCATTCATTGAATTCTGCAACAGTCATTTTCTTTATTTCTTCTGGTGTAATATTAGAATATTTCCAAGCAACAAATTGGGCATCAGTCATTTTCGATAAGTCGTTTGGTAATACTATATTGTTATAATATTTAGAATTATCTATCAATTCATTACTTTTAGTGATGATATAATTCAATTTTTTCCTTTCGGATGAAAATGTTTTAAATATTTTAAGATTTTTTTCTGAAATTTTTAAAGTTACATCATTCATTGAATCTTGAAGTGAATTGAATTCTTCAAAATAGTAAATATTTGCATTATATTTTTTAGCTTCATTAAAAACTTTTACTGCTTTATCAAATTCAATTTTAGGTTCTTTTGAACAACTTGATAAAATTATAAGAAAGATTAATAGTAATAATAAATTTTTCATAAAGTTATAAATTAATTGCAAATATAATAAATAATTTTGGATATCACACTAAATATTTATCAACTTTTCCATATTGTTCTAACAATCTTATTGAAGAACTACTGATGTGATCAAATTGTTTATCTCCAAATATTGATATTACTTTGATATTTGGCTTAAAGTCTTGTAAAAAATGGTATTGATTCATTTCATATTCAAGATCATATCCATTTCTCAACCCACGAATTACTGTCATATCATATTCTTTGGAATCAAGATAATCTGGCAATAAACCAGTATAATAATCAACTTGATGATATTTCAAACAGTCAGGTATGGGTCTAAAATCATTATTTTTTGATGGATTAATTCCCCTTGCAACAATAACTTTATCAAAAATTTGTTCAGCTTTTTTACGAATGTTGTCATGTCCGATATGGTAGGGGTTGAACGAACCAGGATAAACCCCAATATTTGGTTTAAAATTATATACAGCTTTAATCCAATCTTCTTTAACGTGAAATTTTTCTAAAACTTTTCGTCTTTCTTCTTTGTAAATTGAATAATCTACAAATTGATATTCTTTAAAAACATTATATGCATTTTCGTAGAAAACATCAAAATCATCATATAAATTATATAAATCAAGCATACACAAAGTTTTTCCCAATTCACTTGTTGGTTCGTGATCATGTGTGGTATCTAAAATTGCATCATAAACACTATCATTTCTAATCAAACTGTAGAAAAATATAGCAGAATTTAATTCATTATCTTTGACTAAAGGATCATATATGATATCATGAAATATGATTGCAAGAACTAATTCATCAGTCAATTCGATACCAAGTTTTTTCGCAATTTTAAACATATATACAATATGACTTTCCCAATTATGATAAAATCTATGTGGTTCATTAAGTCTATTAAATATATCATTTATTATTTCACCACTACAATATTTAGATATAACTTTAATTGCCAATTCTAACGTATCTCGATTTTTCCCCAAAAGTCCCTTCCAACCACCTTTGTATTGTGTCTTCATATTAAATTTCTTCTAATTGTTCATATTTTAATTTTTTTCGCCATTTTTCGTATCTTATTTTTTGTTTAATAAGTTCAGCGATAATTGCCTTTGTTTTAATAACATTTTCTTTATAAAAAGAACCACAATCTTCATAACAACCTAATTCTTTTTCTTCCTTTTCTTCCCGTTCCAATTGTAATTGTAATTCTTTTATTCTGTTGATAGTGTCTTTAATTATTTTGGTTAATAATTCATCTACTTCTGCCATATTAATTTAATGTTAATTGTGTTTGAAATGTTACTTTTTTTGCATCATCATCTTTAAATCCACCTTTAATAAAATATTGATGAATCAAAGTTGTTATCATCCTAGCACCTAATGTATTATTTTCAAAATTTTCTGCTATTTTAGTTTTTATCGCACCTTTAACGGTTTCTAATTTAACTTCTTTAAATAGCAATAAATATTTATCTAAAAGTTCATTGGTATCTAAAATTAGATAAAGATCATCAAGCGTCAATCTTTGGGTATTAAATACCAATCCGACACGACCAAGAAATTCGGTTTTTAATCCTAATTCACGTAATCGGTCTAATGTGATATTATCTTCACCATTAAATGCTCCTGCAAATATAAATAAAACATTTTTTATTGATATATTGATATATTTACCATAATCACCAAATATTGCAGTTTCATCGGATTCTAATATTTTTAAAAATTCATTTTGAACACCATTTGTTGATTCGTGTGCTAAATCAGAATTACAATTTCCAGAAACAAATAGCTTATCGTACTCATCTACAAAACAAACTGTTGGTTTACCACTAGTTCTACTTAATGGTGTTAATGCTTTTGATACACTATTGCCGGATATTCCTTCTTTTGTTAATTGTGCAGCATTTATTTCAACGTAAGGTAAATTTAAACTGTCACATAATGAAGCAATTGTAAATGATTTCCCTGAACCAGATGGACCAGTTAATATAAAATGTGGTCTTATTTCTGAATTACTTGCTTTAAAAATTTTAAAAATTTTACTTATTTCTTTTGTTAATTGGGATTGACCCACAATTTTTGGATTTATTTCTGCCATTTATTTTGTTTTTAGTTGACTAACGTATTTAAGCCTAATTAGGTCATCACTACTAAATCGTTCCTTACATGAAAGACATTTAAAAGGATTTCCATGTGACCAATAATCATAAATTGCTTTTTTCTTTCCACATAATGGGCAAATTTGGTATAATAAAACACCACCACCCCAACCACTTCCTTTTGTTCTACTCATTTTTATAGTTTTCTATTAATTTTCCAAAGATATAAAAATTAATTAAAAACTACAATTTTTATTCACTTTTATTTAAATTATTTATGCGAATATTGATCTGATTAAGTTTTTCTTTCCTATCAAATCTTATTTTTTCTCTGTTAATATAAAAATTTCTAATTTCTTCATTCTTACGAGACATAAATTCCCTAAAAGATGTGATATCGTTGTTTTGTTGACAATATTTATTATATGCCAAATCTTTAAGTTTTTTATCTTTATAAAACCTATCAATTTGAATACCTTTAATTTTTACATAATTGATATCATCAAATAATATGAATCGTTTTTTTGCAATAAAATATATTATTTTATTTGAATCTTGATCTATATTGTATAAATTATCAATCATATTATATATCAAATCAACTTTGAATGCACTGTGAACAAATATTGTATCAGTATCAATATAAAGTATATTTTCTTTGTTATCTAATTCTAAAATTTTGTTCATTAAAACGTATGAAAAAGTTGATGTTATATTGCTTATATCACTTCCAATTTTATATAATTGTCCAAATTTATAATTTATAATAATTTTCAATAATTTATATTCATCTATATTTAAATTATTTTTCAAAACAACAACATTATCCACTAAATATGAATATGAATCTAAATTATAACCAAACAAATTTTTAATTATATTTTTTTGGTATAAAAATTTCATTGTATAGGGATATAAATTACGAAACGATAGAATATTTATATTATCTACCAATATGTTTTCTTTATTTAAAAACACAAACCCACCTTTTGATAATTGTGTACTAGCTGAATAAATTGTATCTATTAATATCGACTGTTTTTCTGTTATCGGTGTCAATTTTTTTAAATTATCATTACAGTTATCGTAAATTAGTTGTAATTCATCATAATACTTAATAACATAGTTGTAAGTTTTTTCAGATTCGATAATTTCTTTATCTTTAATGTAAGTTTTTTTAAGATATTCGATAATATCTTCTTGTAGTTTATTCATAATAAAATTAATTATTTTTTATTGAGTTCAATTAAGAATCAGCTTTTATAATAAAAAATAAAATTTTTGTTTAAAATAAATAAACATGGATATATTTTTTTTATATATAGTATCGTAACGCATTAAGATGCGTTTACATTTTTTGGGTTATGTTAGTTTAGAGTCATTGTGGCTTTGAAATTGTTGAAAAGCAATAAATAAATTGGCAAACCAAAAACAAAAATAAAAAAAATGTTATGACACACTACAAAATGTTAGACCGTGTTCCTTCGGTCGTGATTACTAGTAATCACAATGAATTAAAGTTGTATCAAGGTAATATCGTTTACTTAAACGATGGTGACAACTTCGAATTAAGATTTTTTAATCCGCTTCAGGAAAAATTGGGGGTAGAAATTATGTTCAACGGTATTAGAAAAGGTGATGGTTATTTAGTACTTAATCCTGGTCAAGATTTAATCTTAGACCGTTTCTTAGATGAACAGCGAAAAATGTTATTTGAAACTTATACTATTAATGGTAATAACAAAGAAGCTGTTGAAGCAATTGAAAAAAATGGTGTAATTTCTTTTAATTTTTATAAAGAATATTATAGCAATTCTAATCAACAAAAAAATGTAAATGTCAATTATGACTTTCCACCAAAACCAACTAGGTATGATAATCAAATATCATTTAATGGCACATTGAATTATTCAAATGGACAATCTGGACCATCTGGACCATCTGGTGAAGCTAGTCGTTCAGGTACAAGTGGTACATCTGGATATAAAGGCATAAGAGGTGTATTAAATAGTATATCAACAAATAATGTAACAAACATAAGTGGAAATGCAACTTTTACTTCGTCAAATTATTCAACATTAGATGGTATGGATCAAATGATGTTTTCTTCTCCTAGTGTTTTTGTTACAGAAAATGAAACTTTTGATTCTTTAGAAACAGGTAGAATTGAAAAGGGTGATATTTCTGATCAAAGATTGAAAGGTATTAATATGAATTTTGCATCTACCCCATTTCATTCAATGACATATAGGCTTATGCCATATTCTACAATGAATCGTGAAATTGGTGAAATTCGTCAATATTGTAGCTGTTGTGGTTATAGACTAAGAAAATCAAATTGGAAATTTTGTCCATCTTGTGGAGAAAAAATATCATAAATATATATGAAAAAGATAAATATAAATTGTATAATAGATATGTCTGGTTCTATGAGTTCTATTATAGAAAAAGCAAGAGAAGGATTCAATCAATTTTTGAAAGAACAAAAATTAAGTAAAAATAAGATAAAATTTTCATTGTTATTTTTTGATACATATTTTTATATGCCATATAAAAATGTCAATATCGAAGATGTTGAAGAAGTTAATGAAGATACATATTATGCTAACGGTGGTACTGCACTTTATGATGCTATTGGATTTATGATAGATGATTATGTTGAAAAATTAGCGAAAACACCTAAAGATAAACGTGCTGATAAAACGCTTTTTGTTATTCTTACTGATGGGTTTGAAAATAGTTCAAGGGTATATAATTGTGAATTAATTAAATTTATGGTAACTGATATACGAGAAAATTTTAATACAGAATTTATATATCTTGGTGCAAATCAAGATGCGTGTTTTGTTGCTGAATCTATGGGTATAAATAGTAGTAATGCTTTTAATTATGCTGCTACTAATGATGGTATAACTGTTGCATATTCAAGTATATCTAAGGCGACAAGTTATTATATGGAAACAGATGAAAAAGAAAATTTATTTCAAATATAATTTTTCGTAATTTTAATAGAAATATAAGAAAATCCATAATTTATTTTTTATATATAAGAATAAAAATTAAATTATGGATTTAATATTATTAGAAAAAATAAAAGAATTAAGATGTGAAAATAATGGTATAACGAAAATCGCTAGACTATTAAATAAAAGTACAGATACAATTAGAAAATATTTAGTATATTTGGGTGAATTGTCTGAAATTCCAAAAAATGTTGGGGGTAGAAAGAGAAAATATAATGTTGATGATAATTTTTTTGAAAAAATAGACAATGAATATAATGCATATATTTTAGGTTTTATATATGCCGATGGCTGTATATTAGAAAGAAATCAATTTAGTATCACAGTAAAACGAGATGATGAATATATATTGGAAAAAATAAACATTTGTATGAAATCTAATTTTCCAATCGTTAGATATTCATCTAAATATGATGAAAATCATAAAGCTACAGATAAAAGTTCATTGAGGATAACTAGTAAAAAAATTATAGAAGATTTATATAAACTTGGATGTACTAAAAGAAAATCTGACACATTAACATTTCCAAAAATAGATAAGGTGTATATTAGAGATTTTATGAGGGGATATTTTGATGGTGATGGTACTGTATTTTTGGTTCAAGAAGATGATATTAGATTTGGAATAATTTCGACAAAAGAATTTTGTGATAGTTTTTTGAAATTATTACCATATAATGGAAAAACTGAAATTCATAAAGAATATAGATGTGAAAAAAATGTTTATTATATATCATTAGGTGGTAAATATGTGATTAAAAAAATATATGATTTTTTATATGATAATTCAAATATATATTTAACTAGAAAGTATGATATATTTGAAAATTATTATAAAAATTGCAAATTTTATGTCGGTAAATTATGTCCAAATTGTGGTGAAACTGGTGGATATAAACATGGCAAATATAAAAATAAACAAAAACTTACTTGTAAATATTGTAATAATCATTTTTATGATGAAATTATTTAATAAACAATTTTATCATCCATATCCAAGTTCAGTTTTATAAATGAAAAACCAAATTCTGTTTCGATTATAATATCATCATCAGTTTCTATTTTATAACAACATTTATCACAATCCCACAAAGAATCCCTAATTCCTTGTTTTAAATCTATTATATTTTCAACATTAATTGGATAAATTCGACATTCTAATATGTGTGGTAAATATTTTTTTTCCAATGACATTGCAAATGTTCTTAAATTAAACCATTCTTCTTTAGCGATTCGTTTATTATGAAAATCTTTATCAAACCATATTTTTTCTAATCTTTCATATTCTAACCTATCTTCTTCTGATACGTTAATTGTATGATTATTTTGACAATAAACATCAATCGTAGGTAAATGTGCAGCAACGATATACTCACCAATCATAAATCCTAGTTGATATTCTACGCTTTTTGGTTCAGGTTTTTTAGGAATATGATTTTTTAGTCGTTCTCTTAATCTTTCTACAACAGTATTTTTATCTTTTTTGGGAAAATTTCCTTTATCAACAAACCAATCTTTATTAAATTCTGATTTTTCTTTATTGTCATTGTCGAAAATATCTAAGCATTTGATTGATTCTTCAAAACTTTTTTCTTTTTCCATAGTGTGAATTTTTGGCAAATATAAAAATAAAAATATTATAAACAAATATTAATGTAGAAATATTAAATAATATTGTATTTTTTAGCTTTTAATTTTATTAAAAAATTTGGATCATTAAATTTATTGTCGAAATGATCAGATATATTCCAAAAATCAATAAATGCTTTTATGTACGTTTGTTGATCTTCGGATAAATCATTAATATTAAATTCATCAGCAGATAGTTGTGGTAATCCTTCAGCAGATAACCACAAATTATATGAATTTGTTAAATAATCAAGAATATCTTTATCATAATTAAAATATTTATAATATTCAACTTTTTCGTTTAATTGATCAAATTTTTTTATTTTCATATTTTTTTATTGTGGTATTATTGATGTTCCAACACGATCAACATATTCTTTCATTTGCTTTAATTGTTCCGTTGTTCTAATTCCACCAGAAAATTTTATTCTAATATCATCTGGTAATATTTTTCGCATAAATTTAACTTTTTCTAATTTTGTTTCAAATGAATCATCATTTGGTAATTTTCCAGTAGATGTCATAATAAAATCAACATTTCCATTTATACACATTTTACAAATGTCTTCAATTTCTTGATAATTTAAAGCACCGACTTCAATAATTGTTTTTATAACTACACCTTCTCTGTGACAATATTCGGATAATTTTCTAATTTCTTCTTGTAAGTCTTCGTGATTTTCTGGATTTTTTATTAATTTATAATTAATTACAACATCAATTTCATTTGCACCATTTATAATTGTTTCATCAATTTCGTTAATTTTATTCTTAATATAATCATCACCTTTTGGAAACCCAACCAAAGAAGATATTTTAGTTTCATCATTCAAAAAAGAATATACTGCTGATACATATTTTGGTAAAACACAAATAGAATAAAAATTATTAACTTCAGCTTCTTTACATAACTCTTTAATATTATCATTACTTAAATTGTCTGATATTTTAGTATAATCAATTATCCTATTGAATTTTTCTCGTTCTTTATTTTCTAAGAATTCGTATATTTTATTATAAACAATCATTTTTAAAATTAATTTATGGTATATATAAAAATATTTAAACAAATATTTTAAAAAACATTATATTAAGAAAAAAATAATTATGAATAAAATTTTATTAATTGTATTTTTATTTATTTCAGCATTTTCTTTTTCCCAAGAAAGATCAATGAAACCCATTATGAATGATATGAATGAAGTAATAAGTGTAGTTGAAAGTCAAGGGTCAGAGGTTGTTAAAGTTGAATTTGATATCGTTAGTAGTGATGTGAAAACATCATATAGAGTATTATATCCAAATTTGGCATATTCTGTTGGTGTTCTTGGTGATTATCGGGCAGAAGATATGGATGTTGAAGTTTATAAACAAAAAAGTGATGGTACGTATGAGTTTGTTATTTCAGATACTAAAGTGTCTGATTATGCATTAGTTTATGTTTATCCAACAGAAGAAGTTTGGTATAAATTCGTTATTAAATGTTATAAATTTAAACCTGGTTATAGTTCTTGTCATTACGGGTTGGTTATAGTACATCAATAAAAAAGTCAGTTTTTAACTGACTTTTTTTTATAAATATTCTTCATCTTTGAAAATATATTCTAAAAAATTTTTAATATGTTCACATATTTTATTTAATTTTTCCATTAATCACCTAATTTTTCACCATTTTCATAAAACATTTGACCATCTTTATCAATTTTAAAAATTGTTCCAGAAAGTGGACTAACAATAATGGCAAACCCATCTTTCATACCTAAATATTCACCTTTAAATTTACTATATTTTGGTTTTTTGTCTGTTCCTATCCAAGTTCGTAATTGTAATTCTTGTTTTCTAGTCATACCTTTTTCTTCATCTCGAATTGTATATAATGGTTCATCTACTAATGTTTTAGTTTTTATTATGTGATGTTTATAATCAATATAGATTGCCATTTTTGTATGCCAAAATTGTTCATTTTCTTCTTTGTCCCAAGATATGTTATCCCAATAATAAACATTAAAATCACCATCTTGACATATCCATTCTTTTCCATCATAAAAATTATCTAATACGTGTTTGAATGATTCTTCTTCACCAAAATTCATAATTCGCCAATCACCATCTGTTTCAACATCAGCAATCTTCTTGTTGTAATTTTCTTCAAAAGTTTTTAAGTATTTCATTCTATGATATTTAATTTTGCACCATTGCGTATCAATGTTTTTATTTCTTCGTTTTCAAGACTTTCTTTGAATTTATCGTTTTTCTTTTGTTTATCTTTCAATATCCAATTATTACCTGAATTAGATGTTTGATAAATATATGTAACATCATCAAAAGTCAATTTAATTGTTTTTGCTGTTAATTTTTTATAAAAATCATCAACATTACCTTTAATCGTATATATTTCAATTGGATACCATTTATCATTTTTATAATATTGTAGAATTAAAAAATTTGGATTATCTAAAACAGTTTCATTTCGACTATAAAGAAAGAAGAATTTCATATCTATATCTTTTCTTAAAAAATTTTCTATTTCCGTAGTAGATTCCATTTGACCTTTTTTAAGATCATCTTTAAATAGTTGCTTATTAAAATCACCTTCATTATATAAATCATCAATTGTTTTATTTATATAATTATCATTGGATAAGTGAATAGCAAAAAAATCGGTTTTTTTGTCGTTAATACTATTCAATAATCCATCAACATCAGTTGTGATCGCTTCTTTAATATATTCTATGTATTTTTTTATCATAATATTAATTTTCTTCTATTAATTTGATTATTTTAGCTGATGGTGTACGATATTCAAATACCCTACTATCGAAATCACCATATGGAACACCATTCCAATAATTTTCTGCATATTTTTTTTCTAATTTTTCATTATGTTCTGGTGTAATCATATCAATTTCGGTATACCAATTCAAATCTGATTTTTCAACTTTACCTAACGGTTCTACTAAATATATAAAATCTATTGCCCCACCAGCACTATCAATTAAATCAATATCATCTACCATAAATACAGAATCATATCGACTTAGTTTATCTTTTGGTTTATATTTTTCCATTATTTCTTCTAATTGAACATCATTTATTTTGGTGTATGATTTGTCGTGTGGTTTTAATATTGTACCAATAGGTAATAAATCATATGACCCATGATAATATTTTTTGTTCTTTGCTTCGTTAATATATTCTATGTAATTTTTTATCATAATTTTTTTCGTATACTTTTTAAAAATATATTCAATTCTTTAATTTTATCAAATGGTGTAGAATCACGAAATGCATTTAATTCTGTTAATGTTGCATCAATATCAGCATCAAAAAGCTTTTTCCATTCATCAAATATTCCTTGATATTCTGGATTTTTCTTTACAAAACGTTCAAAATTTGGAAGATTTATACCACCTAAATTAATAGTAATTTCTTCTATTTTACTAAAATCTATATCACCATTTTCATAAAAAATATCTTTAACCTTTGCTAATTCTTGTTGTAATTCTTTTCCATTATAATCATAACCATACATTATAAGATTATATTCATATTTTTTTAATGTTAATTTAAATAAATTTTTATCAATCGCATCTTTTATTAAATCTTCGAAATCTTCTAATTTTTTTTGGGCAAATTCTCTACGTTTTATTTTTGTTAAGTCTTGTCCAGTTAATATTATTAAATAATCTAAATTTTTTAAAAATTCTTTATTGGCGTGATCATTACACCATTTATTAAAATTAACACCGTGCTTATCTTGTTCAGTATTCCAATCGAAATTATAATAAAAATATGATCCATATTCATCAACAAGTATCTTCTGAATATTTTTAGGAAAATCTTCAATTCTTATTAATTCATTAGTGATCGCTTCTTTAATATATTTTACGTATTTTGTTATCATAATATATTATATTTTATTGCTTTAATTTCGAATTCAGTTAATTTTCTTATTATATCTTTTTCTTCAATTTCATAAAAACTATCATTAATTTTTGGTTCGTGACAAACATAAGTTTTTTCTACATCATTAAATTTTTCTTTAATGTTAAGGTATGAAATATTAATTGGGTCTTGTTCACTAAGAATAGTATAAATTATTAATATTTTATTAACTAAATCATATTCATCACTTGTTACAATAATATAATCACCAATTTCATATTTTTTATCATTAGCATTTTCATTAAATAAATTGTAGTTTTTAATAAATTTCATATGATTATATATTAAAATAAACAATTAAAAAATTGTGTTATATAATTATAAAAATAAGTGTTAACAATGAATTCATTTGATTATTTTGAAGAAATATATTGCATTAATTTAGATGAACGAACAGATAGGTGGGAACATGCAAAAGAAGAATTTAGAAAAGCCGGTATTTTAGATAGGGTTAAACGGTTTTCAGGAATACGTGATTCTGATGGTAGATTGGGTATAATAAAATCTAATTTAGCTATAATAAAAATTGCAAAAGAAAAGAAATTAAAAAACGTTTTAATTTTTGAAGATGATGTTCAATTTATTGTAGATAATCCCCAGGAAGTTTTAGCAAAAACTATTCAACAAGTTGGAAATATTAAATGGCATCTTTTTTATTTGGGTGCAAATACACATCAAAAACTTACTAAATTTAAACCAAATCTTATTTTATTAAAGAATGCATTTGCTGTTCATTCTATGGCATATAGTGAATTAATGTATGATATTTTCATAAATAAATATGAAAAAATGAAAGTCATATCAATATTTGATGATATTCTTGATGTGTTTTTAGCAAGAAAAATTCAAGAAAAATATGTTTGTCTTATGACGCATCCTATGATGACAACGCAAATGAATTCATATTCTGATATCGAAAATAGGATTGTGGATTATTCTTTTATTGAAGAAAGATACAAAAATAATATAAATTAAATATATGAATGAAATAATGATAAATAAACAACCAATATTAATATCAGATCAATCTTTAGAACGTAGAGAAGATATTTATTCTATAATTGAATATGGTAAAATTGTTAATAAATGTTCATTGAGTGATCAACTTTATTCGACAGATTTTTGGTCATATTTAAAAGATAATTATGATATTAAAGATAAAAATATCACTATGTTTTGTGATATTCATTCTGATACTAAAAACAGAACTGAAAAGGTGTTTAAATATGTTATTAAAGTTGAAACCCCATTTAAATTTATGTTAATTTTTTATGATGAAGAAAAGGTTATAGATAATAAAATATATGAAACAGAAGAAGATCAACGAAATAAAATTTCAGACTTAACAATTTATTATGATTTTAATGTAGTAAAAAATATTGATAAATTAATTACCGATTTTAGAAAAATGGTATGTTTACCAATAATGGCAAAAACATTTTTTATAATATCATCAAATTCTATGGGCTACGAATTAAGAGCGACAAATATTAAAGAATTTGATGTTCAACTAGATTTAAATTATGGCGAATCATTTGTTGAAAAATATAATGATATCGTTGATAAATTAAAAAATAATAAGCATGGTTTATTTTTATTTCATGGTGAATCAGGAACAGGAAAAACTGTTCTCATTAGAAAATTAGTGTCTGATTTATCTGAAGAAAAGACTATTATATATGTCCCATCTTATTTTATGTTTGATATTGCAAATCCAGAACTTATATCATTTATATCCAAATTTAAAAATTCAATATTATTATTAGAAGATGCTGAACAAATATTAACATCATCAGAAGAAGAAAGAAATCAAGCGGTTGCAAACATATTAAATATCAGTGATGGGTTGCTAAACGATCATATGGATATGCAAATTATTGCAACATTTAATGCAAATAAAAAGATAATAGATAAGGCATTGTTGCGAAAGGGTAGATTAATGGTTGATATTTGGTTTAAAAAATTGTCAGCTATTCAAGCAACTAAGTTATCAAAATATATTGGATTAAATAAAACATATACAGAACCTAAAACATTGGCAGAAATTTATGAAGAAAAAGGTGGAAGTAAACAATTAATAGATAATGATACAGTAACAACAAAAATAGGGTTTAATTATGAAAAATAGTGGGATTGGTGATTGTAATAAAAAAAAATGGGGAACAAATACTAATGTTAAGGACGATATATTGAATTCTTTTGGATTCATGTGTAATGGTGGAAGTTTTGATGAAAATGATAATCCGACTTATCGTGTCTATAAAATAAATGGTGAATTTTATAAAGAATTTAGTAAAGATGATTTTGAAAAAATAGATAAGATTTTTTTACGAAACGAAAGAAAACAAAAATTAAAAAGAATTTGTGAAAAAAGGAGATAGAATTGTTTGTGTTGATATTAGTGATGCATCAAAATTAAAATTAAATTCAATTTATACAATTGAAAATTATTTGGATAAAAATGATGGATGTATTCCCCAAATATTATTGCAAGAAATAGAAGATATTTATTATAAATCTGAACGGTTTGTTGGTCTTAGAGAACTTAGAAAACAGAAATTGATGAAAATAAAAAAATTATGATATATTTAGAAATATTGGGATTATTTATATTGTTAACATTTTTAACTTTTCCATTATGGATACATGGTAATTATAAAACTATTTTTGATTTTAAAGAAAATCACAAAATAAACAAATATTTAAAGTTGGAACAAAGATCGTATAATTTACAAAAACAATTTAATAAGATTTGTAGTCAAAAACAACCATTTTTAATTGATGAAAAAACTTCGATTATTTGTAATTTTCCTTGTACTGGTAAATGTGTGTTTAAATAATCACATCTTATTAAGTTCTATAATATTTTTAAATTCTTTCAAAATTCTATCTTTATTTTCTGATTCTGATTTATTTATATAATCGACAACCATCTCATTTAATGATAGTGTTGAATCGTTTAGTATAATATCATCTTTATCTTTTAATACATCATCATCAGAATAAGTTACATTTATAAAATCATTTTCAGATAATAACATTTCTATTTTAAGTTTGTTATCAATCAATAATTTTTTATTTATATTTAAAGTAATATAATTGTTTGTAATAATATCCTTTGAAATATTCAAATCTTCTTCTGTGTTTATTGATAATTTTTTGAAATTTGGGCTTTTTTTATTTAAAATAAATTTGTCGGTGTCTGTGTGTGTTTCTAAAACTATAAATCCCCGTTTTTCATCACTATCCACATTATAAGGTGCTGCTAAATTTTTAATATTTGCAGTTATACTATTTTTATCATAATATCCATTATAACACTTTTTGAAAAATCTTAATTTTGAAACAAAAACATCCTTTTTTGGTGAATTTAAATAATCAAAATTAAAAAAACAATAATCAGAATCAAATTTATCAATATCTTCAATTTTTGTTTTATGTGGAAACATAGCAAATTTTTGTTCCAATAATAATTTTACTTCTGTGGGTTTTTTAATAACACCAACCCGTTTAATGTGTTTTACAATATTTAATGTTAGCGCATCATTTTCACCTTCTAATATAAATACTGGTAATATATTAGCCAACTTTTCGAAGAGTTCTTGGGTGAATTTTAAGACGTTTAAATCAACTGATTTTGATTTACACATAAAGTTACCCAAATGAATTAAAATGTCATTATCATCGACATTCGAAGTCAAATATGGGATGAATTCGTTGTAGTAATAATAATCTAAATTTTTTAACCAATCTTTGGTTGATATATTTTTAGATAAATTAAAATTTGTATTACTCAATATAAATATTTTTGACATAACGTTTTTTAATACTTATATTGCACAATAAATAAAATGTTTATTTTTGTTATTTTTATATTTGTTGAAATGATAAATTTTTTCCTGCTTTATCAAATATAACTTCACCATTTGTTATTAATTTTTCAACAAAATCATTTATTTGATATTGTTCATAATAATAAAGTTCACTAGTTTCATCAGTTTCTTTTAAATCACCATTATCATCATAATAATATCCATCAGTAATTCCTGGAGCTTCAGTTAAACCGAAACCAAAATCGCCAATGTTTTCGATATACAAATATTCAGAATTACCTTGAACATCATCAAACAAATCACCGAACAATGATTGTAGTTTTTGGTAATCATATTCATCTATATTAATATCTTCATCTTTAATATAATCTAAACCATCTTCATTTAGTATAATTTTTAATCCATTAGGTAATGTTTCAATATCTAAATATCTAAACGATTGTTTATTATTCAAATTTTCATTTAGTTTAAAATTTTCAAATTGTTTTATGTGTTTCATAATAGTATTTTTATTTTTCTTATATATTATTTTTATTTCTTACTTTTTCTATTTTTTTTAATTTTGCTTTTCTCAATAGCCTTAATTTTAAAACATCTAAGTCACCATAAATTTCATCAACAGAAAATGTTACTTTGATATTAAATTGATTGAAAGAATAATCAATTGGAAATATTCCATATAATACAATATTGTGAAAATTTGACATTACTTTATGTTGTGAATTTTTTTTTAATGTTAATTCGACCCAATTTTCTATTGGTATATAATTTTGATTGCTAGTATTTGTAATGAGCCTTATATTGGATTCATTAATATCAATAGTTTTAAGATCAAATTCTATATTATTAATGTATATTTTTAAATTACTAAAATTACTAAAATTATGATTGATTTCCATATAATTGTTTTGTTATTTAAAAAATAATTATTACCATCTACCATTTTCTAAATTTTTGGCAATATATTCAGAATAATCAATATTTTTGGTAATATTTTTGGCAATATATTCAGAATAATCAATATTTTTGGTAATATTTTTGGCAATATATTCAGAATAATCTATTGATGATGAACTAGATGATCCTGGTATACCACTTGGACCAGAAACCCCAGATGATCCTGGTATACCACTTGGTGTTTCCCATATTCCATCTTTCCATGTTGAATCTTGTTGAATAAAATAAATTTCTACAAATTTTAATTCTTTCATTATACCGTTTTTATTTTTAATAGCTGATCAAAATATTTTTCACTTAAAAAGTCTTTACCTTCCAATATGTGATTTTTATATTCTTCAGTTGTATATAGTTCATTGGAATTAGTCCAAGAATCGTTGGCAATATAAACAATAACATGTTCATTATTAACAGTTAGTACTTCTCTTCGATAATGTTTAGGACAACCTTCCCATTTGTCTAATGTTAAAATATCACCCATATCAACACCATAAAGAATTCCTTCAACTTCTGAATTTTCATCTTTAATAATATTGGCAAATCCTATATTTGGGTTTTTTTGTGATATTTTATTAATGATAAAACGATAACCTTTAAGTATTCCTTTTTCTTTAGATTTAAAATTTACACCCCTTGATATCATTCGATTATCATCAAGGTTGCTTCCATATGCGAAATATTTTAACATAATTAATTTTTTTTATATTATATTATATTTAACATAAAATGTTTATTAATTCCATATTTCATCTTCTTCTCCTCGTTCGTTATCTTCTATTTTCTTTCTAAAAGCAAGTGCATCACGTTTTATCTGTTTTGCAGTTTGTATAACATATTCTAAATCATGTCTTAATCTTACAGATGCAACTTTGAATTCTTTTTTATAAAGTTTATAGTAATCAATTCTACAATAGTTTAATCGTTCAATAATGTCTTCAATTGGATTGTTTTCATCATCATATTCATCATAATTATCATCGTATTTGTTCATAATCTTTTAATAATTTTTTCATTTTTCCAAAAATGGAAAAATGTTAATATTTTTTATTTATATATAAAATAAAAAACGTTATGAAAGAAGAATTAAAATCTATTAGAATAAATAAAGATATTCATAAAAAATTAAAAATTTTTTGTTCTGAAAATGATTTAAAAATTGGTTTATTATTAGAACAATTAATAGTAAAACATATTGAAAAAAAAATGAATTAAAAATGATAAAAACTGATAAAATAAATATCACAATTAACACGAATAAAGTAAAAAAGATATACGAAGAATTAGGATATATTATACCAAAAGAATATATAAACAGCGTTATAGAAATAGATATAAAAGATTTGAATAAAACAAGTCATAAAACAGTGGAATGTGAATGTGATATATGTGGAAGAATCAATAAAACTACATATTTATCATATAATAATAGTATTAATAAGCATGGGTATTATTCGTGTTCAGGAAAATGTTCTATGTCAAAAATAAAAAATATTAAAAAACAAAATTATGGTGATGAAAATTATAATAATGTTGAAAAAAATAAAAACACATGTTTAAAAAAATATGGGGTTGAAAATGTTTTTCAATTAAATGATGTTAAAAATAAGATAATAAAAACGAATTTAGAAAAATTGGGGGTTGGAAATCCATCACAGTCAGAAGATATTAAAAATAAAAAAATTAAAAAATGTTTAAGTAATTATAATACTAAATATCCGGCACAGAACAATGATATAATTGAAAAAATGAAAAATACCAATTTAAATAGATATTTGGTGGAAAATTACACACAAACAAATGAATATAAAGAAAAATCAAAACAAACCAATATAGAAAGATATGGGGTAGATAATCCCGCAAAAAATTATAAAGTAAAAGAAAAATCGAAACAAACTTGCATAGAAAGATATGGTGTGGAATATCCATCACAAAATATAGATATTTTTAATAAACAGCAAAAATCAGCTTTAAGAATTATAAAATTTAGAGATACCGATTTGAATTATCAAGGAACATATGAATTAGATTTTTTAAATGAATATTATGATATAATTAAAATAAGTAAAAAGCATAAATCAATAAAATATTTTTTCGAAAATAAAAACAGAATATATTATCCAGATTTTTACTATGAACCATTAAATTTGATTATCGAAGTAAAAAGTGATTATACATTTAATAAAGAATTAAATAAAAATTTAGCAAAACGGAAATCGTGTTTAGATAATGGGTATAATTTTATTTTTATAATAAACAAAAATTATAATGATTTTCAAAAATTATTAGATAATATTTAAATTATGAATTTCTGTTATTAATTTATCTTTATTTATTGGTACGACACCGATTTCTTCACAAACTATTCCACCTGCAATATTTGCAATATTTGCAATTTTTTCTATATTTAAGTCACCGAGTAAAAATGAAATTATACTTATACATGTATCACCCGCACCAGATACATCCACAACATTTCTTATTATTCCTGGTATAATTTTATTGATAGTTTTGTTATCTTTTTTATATGATAAAAACATCCCCCTTTCCGATAATGTTACAAACACAATTTCAATCCCTCTTTTATGTAATAATTCAGAACCCAATATTAAATCATTTTCATTGTAATTGCCAGAAAATGGAATATTTAATCCATCTATAAATTCTTTTAAATTTGGTTTGAATAATGTTATGTTATTATAATATGAAAAGTTTTTTTTCTTTGGATCAACTACAATTGGTATATTTAAGTTATTCGCTTTGGTTGTTATAGTTGATATAATCGTATTATTTAAAATTCCTTTATCATAATCTTGTAACAATACACAATCTATTTTTTCATTTGATAATATATTAAGTATTTCTGATATTAATTTATTTTGATCATTGAAATTTAAATCAGTTTTTATTTCTTCATCCAATCTAAGCATTTGATGATTATTTCCGATTATTCTTATTTTATTAGTGGTTATTCTATTATTTGACTTAATGATATGATCAGTAGATATTTTTAATTTATCTAATTCTGATAAAAAAATTTTACCTTTTAAATCATCACCAATTATGGAACATATTATGGGTGTTCCACCAAGATTTTTAATATTTGATGCAACATTTGCGGCACCACCTAATTTATGTTGGGTTGATAATATATCAACAATTGGTACTGGTGCTTCTGGTGAAATTCTTTCTACATTACCACACATATAAGAATCTAACATAACATCACCAACAATTAAAATAGTTTTATTTTTGAAATCCATAATATATAATTTGATTTTTTATTATATATTAAATGAACATCTTCCTATTAAGAACATTCGGATTTTTTTATACTATTCATAATAGATTTTATTTGATCATCTGATGTTCCAACATGTTGATGATAATATGATTTTCCTGTGTCTGGATTTGCGATAGATGCCCATTCTTTGGATAATCCTTTTTGAAAATCATGATCCGACATTTTACCATTTAGCCATTTATCATATCCTCTGTTTAAAATTAGTTTTTGCATAGCTAATTTATCTTGTGTATCTGCTGAAAATATTGTGCTGTCTGGTAAACCTAATGCACCAACAAGTTCATTTAAAGTTCCACGTATAAATTGATATTTTCCAACAGCCGTAGATGATGATCCATTTTTTAACATTAAAAGTTGAACTTCTTTTATTTCCCCAATTGTTAGATTGGATAATGGTTGAACATTCTTTCCCGATAACAGTCTAGTAGGTGTATATTTACCATATCCAAATGTTATATCATATGCTGTAACAGCATCACCTTTTTCTTGTGATGCTTTTTTATTTGTTGTACCTTCACCTTCTGAAATTTGATCTAATAATTTTTTTGCGTTTTTTTCTTTGCAATTAAGTGTGGAATTTTCACTAACTGGACCTTCACTTTCATCTGATTGCTTATTTATTGGTGTTGTTGGTTCAGTTTCACTACCTTTATTAAATTGGTTTGTTGATTCACAAGGTTCATTAACAGAAAATTGTGTATTTGTATCCGTTTTCACATTATAATCTTGACCATTAAATTGATTATCTGTTGGTGTTACTTTTGGATCACCCAAATTTACAAATTGACCTTCAACAAAATCTTGGTTGTTGTATCGTTTATATAATTCGCTTGTTGGAAATCCGAACCCCATATCAAAGTGCCATTTTTCACCAAATGATTGTCCCCATCTAAATCCTAATGATTTACCAATAGAACCAAGATTATTCCAATCGGGGTAATTGTTTTGTGTAGCTTTAGTTATTAGTTTATTTTTATATGTAGGCCATATATCTATAGCTAAACCATATTGATGGTAACTTTTTCCTGGTTGTGCAGCATCTTTATTACCTTGTGATATTATTTGTCTTTGGGCTTCTATTGATCTATATCCGCTAGTCACAGTTATTTTTGTATCCAATTCGGCTTCAATTCGTTCTATTAATCTTGTTGCATATGGTCTCATTTGTGGATGGAGTCCATCAATATAGCTTTGGTTGCCTTTTTGTCTAACAGTTTTAACTTTATTCGGTTCTTCTTTAGTTTCATTTGGTCTTATCGGCACAATATCACTTGGTGCCGCATTTTTTAATGTTTCACAAGCTTTTTGATTTTGATCTAATATAGCATTATTTAATTGTTGATTTAGTATTGGATCATCTTCTATTGGTATAATTAAATCTATATCATTTTTATTATTGATTGTTTCTGGTGATCTACTAAGTATTTTAACTTCGCCATTATCTACAATTTTAACATTGTTTGATACAAAATCAGGTCTTAATGATTGATATTCTTGACATAATTTAGTGAGTTTGGTTTTTATAATTGGCGCACCAATATTACCTATCATAGAAAATGGTTTCATAAATTCTGCAATAAATTTATCCATCCATTCAAAATATCGTGTACCTAAAACTGCATCTTGATCAGCACCTCTTGATCCAAGATTTAAAATTTCTTCATTATCTTTTAATTCAAGATTTATTGATGCATTATCAATTGTAATTTTATTGAGTAATTGATCAAGTGTAAATGTTTTTCCTTTTACATATATTTGGGTTGATTCATCAAATAGTAAAGCAGTAAAATCCACATATTCTTCATCACTTAATGATTTAAGTTTTCTTTGTAAATTTTCATTATAGTTTTCAGAATAAATATAATAAGGTGAATATAAATCATCTGATAAAAAAAGAACATTTACTAATTTTCCAATAGCTGGAACTTGAAATTCTTTGCCTGATAAACTTGTAAATGGATAAGCATATGGAATATCTTCAATTGGAATTGTATGATAAAGTGTTTGAACTCTTACTTTAATCCTACCTTTTCTATTTGGGTCTTTGTTATCTTCTACTATTCCAACATAAAAATCTCTTGATAATTGCATTAATTATATTGTTTTTTTTTTAAAAATTTGTTGCTTCTCGTATTGTGTCTTGTAAATCATTTAATAATCCGGATGCCATTTCTTTTCCAAGATTTACAACATTTATACGATCATTGAAATTGGTATTATAAACATTATCTGGTTCTATTTTATTTATTGTTGTTGCATTAGAAAATTGTGATAATAATTCATTTACAGTAGAACCACGTTTTTCCCTTAAATATGTTTCGAGATTATCCATATAATTTAAACCCCTATTTACAATAGTTTGTTGTGCTTTTCCTAACAATTGATTTAAATATCCTTTTTTTTGTGGGGTTGTTTCTGTTTTTATTCTTGATAAATCATCTAAATAATTTTGTTTAGTTCCAACTTCTGCTACATCTTTAGTGAATAATGATGATTGCCAAGCATCAATGGTTAAACTATTGTTAATTAATGGAAATTTACTTGATCTCGTTACAGATTTAAAGAAAATGTCAAATGATAATGATTGTGGTGTATATGTTGGTCCACCACCATAACCACCAATTTCCATATCATTTCCATAATTTTTACTTTCAAAAAAATTAAAATTGCAATCATGTAAAGTATATACTATTTGTGACTTTGGTGATAATGTATACTTAATATTTTTGTTAACATTATAATCTTTATTAACTTTATTTGTATCTGAACTAGGATTAGAACTTTGTGGTATTTGATGATTTCTCATATCATTTATTTTAATTGTCATATCAAATCTTAATAAATTATCTGGAAACATAAATCTTTGATTTCTATAACTATATACTAAATTATTATATAATTCTGCGATATACCAAGATAACATAGACACATCTTCGTTCAAAGTAATTGTTATTTTATCTTCCCCATATTTTATCATTTTTTTGTTGAGGTTGTCTAAACCTGTAAGTTTTGTAACATAATATATTTTACTTTTATTGTTAGGTAATGTGTCTTTATTAAAAATTTTAAAAAACACTTTTTTAAATTCTTTCCAAAGTTCAAATCTACTTCCATATCCAACAGTATCAATTACATTATATTTTTGAATAAAATATTTAAGACTATTTTTATTTACAGCATCTGATAAATTATCTGATCCTGAAAAAAATGGTGTATTATCGTTAAATGATATTTCAAATGATGGAATAAATGGATCTTCATACCAAAAATCATTTTGTCCATATCCACCCATTTCAGTGTTTGAATATAATGCCCTTTTAAAGGTGTTGGTATTTTCATCATATATTAATTGAACAGCCTTACCATCTTGTCCTTCCCAAAATTCTTCTGATTTCGCATCTGATGTGTGATATGGATCATAAGCATCTAATTCTTTACTTTCTAATCCCAAGGTTTGTTTAAGTAACCCGACATTTGTGCCTGTTGCATTTGCTAGTGCTTCAAGTGCTGTATCATTTGCATATCCTTTTATATATTTTGCTGAATTTATTGGTAATGATTTCATAATGCTTTCAGAACCAAGCGATGTTGCTAATACATTTTCATTTATTAAATTTTTATAACTTAGTGACATAATTTTTTCTTTTTATTTTAATGATCTAAGATCATTTTTAGAATCACTACCTTTTCCATAATCAATACTTAAATCTCTTCGCATAAGTGTGATTTCTTGTTCAACACCATTTTTTCTTTTAAATTCATAATTTATTCCTGTTACAAACCAATATCCTGATAATTTTGTATTTATATTATTTTCTGGTGATTTTTTATTTGCATTTTGTGACAATAAATCTTGTTGGTTATATATTTCAATTTTTATATTCTGAAATCTTTTAATTGAAAAATTTACTTGTTTTAATATTACAGTTAATACCATTTTTTCTAAGGTATCTAAATTGTATTTATTAGATGCTTTAGCTATTCCATAGTTTTCATGTACATTATTTTCAGTGTCCATTTTTCCAACAAAATATTCATCATTTATATTTTCAACATAAAGTTGAGATGGCTTATCAAATAATTGTTTTAATGTTCCATCATCAGTATTTAAATTTGTATCATCAGTAATAAGTTCTTTTAAATTTTGTTTATACACAGTATTTTTATTTTTTATATACCATGTACTTTTCATTTTATAGCTTTTTTTTAAATTAACCTTAAATGATTTATTGACAAGATCGAACTTACATATATATTTATTTGTCATATTATATGCAGTATTATTTGTTAAATATAATAATACATTTTTTTCTTCTGGATTTTTTTCCATTTGTTTGTTTGTAAATTCACCTAATTCTTCCCTATTAAATTCATTTAATTCTGATTGTATATCTACATAATTTAGATTATAATAAAAATCAATAAATGTCCATATGAAAGAATCTTCTGAAATCCAAGAATATTTAGTAATTTCATCAATGAAATGTAAATATGTTTCTTGTGGATTTATCCAGCACATTTCATCATTACTAGCTGATATATTTGATGCCCAACCCAAATTAATTTGTAATGCAATTTCTTTTAGAACATTGTAACTAGTTCCACGTTTTGCTTCGTATCTACTGTAATGTAAATCATCCACATTCAATATGCCACATATTATATATTTATATATGTCCCTATTTTCTTCCACTTTTATTGTTCTATATGTTGTACATCTAAAATCCATTCTAATTGGCATTGTGTTTTCTGAACTTGATTTGATAAAAATGCAAATAAGTGTATCGTGATCAAATGGATATAAATCATTAAACAATATACCTTTTGAATCATAACAACACAATTCAATTTCTGGTAAGAATTTATCATTATATAATTTAACTGATATAATATCTCTAGGATCAATATTAGTTCCAACTATTGGGGGGGTTGTAGTGGTGTCATTCAATTTTTTGATATACACATATGGTGTATAATCAAACGATTGTGCTAAAATGTCTGCCGATAATGGATCGTTTAACTGAAATGTAATATCTTCTGTTTTTATTTTTGCTTTTTCTATAACTTCTATCATTCGAAACTATTTATAATTTTTACTTTATTATCTTTTGTTATTGTAATTTGATTCAAATTTGATGGTTTAACTGTCACTGGCAAATTCTTATCATTTGTTGATTTGTTCTTGTTGTTTGTTTGTGATGATGCTATTAGATTTGTTCTTTCGGTTGTTAATAAATCTGAATCTGTTGTATAAAATAATTCCAAACTTTCATAATTACAATAATATATATATTGTCCTTCTATAACAGAATATGGATTAGTCAAATTATTCATAATCATTAATTCTTCTACATAATCAGGTGATCCGTATAAAAAATTAGATATTTTATCCAATCTCATTTCAAATTCTCTTGGTACAACATATGAATTAATCAAAATAATATTATCATTAAGTTTTAAATTTTTTTGAAATAAATTAAAAAGATCACCTTGTTTTGGGTCTCTTTTTATTCTTACATTGGGTTTACCATCAAATGATGTTATTTTCATACTGCATTATTATTTTTAATATTAAAACCTAAACCATTTTTTATATCATCAAGATAATTAGATTTTATTCCCCAACCACTATTTGATTTATCCATTTTTTCAGCATACCATTCATCAGTTTGTCCAGGTGATATATTTTTCCAATTTTCAACATTATTTTGGGTTGGTTTTGTGTCAAATAATTCTGGTTCACTAGATGGTGGTGTAGATGTATAATTTCTTCTGTATGTGTTATTAAGCATTCGTAATATTTCTTGCTTTCCTAATGATCGTGATAAAGAACATGTAAATTTAACTGTTATATATTTTGGTTGATCATTAAACCCCATTTCGGTACTAGTGTCAATTGTTGCACTTTTTATAATAATGTGATTAGTTGATAACCAAGGGGAATATGGGTTTCCAATAGTTAAATGCCAAGGTGTTGAACTTAATCTACCACCAGTCATCAATTCTATTGATCCTCTTAATTCATACCGATGAATTGCAACGGTACTAGTCAATATGGTTCCCATTAATTTTTTTATTACATCTAATGTAACATCAGCACCAGATGAAAAACTTTCACCAAATGATGACACAACTTCTTTTGTTTTTGCTGCAACGTCTTGAAATAAACTGCTTAGTGATGTCCAAAAACTTTCCATTATTGTTGATACAAATAACCACCAAGCATCAACATCATTTGCTTTTCCTGATATTGCCTTTCTTGCCGCTACTATTGTTGGCGAATTTTCACTCCAATAAAATTTCATATTTGATGTGCCAATAGCTAGTAAATTGTCAATAATATCCATCATTGCGGAACCTGGATCAATATCACCCAACATTTTTTGTTCATATGTTGTTTCTAATTCAAATGTAAAATCGGATTTGATATTTTGGGAATCTGCTGGACGATATGGTCCTTCTTGTAGAACATTTGGATCGCCAACAGGTATATTCATTAAACCCCATTCTGATGCATCTCCACCAGATTCGATTCCTGTATATGAATTTCCTTCTTCTTCTGTTCCTGTAAGACCGGCCCTTTTGTAAAATTCAAATAACATACCTTGTGCAAAATCTGGTATTGGTGCTATTGGTGTTTTATCTAATCCAGGCATCTTACTAATGATTTCCATAAGTTTTTGATCAAATCTTTTATCAGTTGTATTCCAAGTTTCATTAAATGATATATTACCGAAATTTTGATCAGCTTTAATCCACCCCACACATATTGCAATTGGTTCACATGTCATTTCTTCTAAATTTTCGTGAAGAAATGCACCATCTGGAAATCGTCGAAGAATACACATTCTATTTAATGGATATACACCCAAATCTCTTAAATATGATAAATCCGCAGCTTTTAATCTTAATGCAGCACCAGGTTCACCCCTTCTAACATCAAAATCTTGTAGTAATTTTACATATGGATGTTTTTTCCCATCTTCTTTATATATTCCACCCCTTACATTATTTCCATTAACTAAATAATTTTTTATTGCATCTGTGCCATGATTTAAACCTTTATAAACAACATAATTATTGTTTGTAAAAATACTACGGGTGTTTTCTTTTGTTGTATCTAATGGACTACCTTTTTTTTCTGATCCTTTAGTACCATATTTACCATATTCTTTATCGAATATCGAATAATTATCTAATTGTTGATTTATTGCTTTAGAATTATCTATACTACTAAAAAGAAAATCCATTTCTGAATAATGAGCCATTTTATCTAATAATTTTCTTTTATATATAAAATAATTATTCTTCTAATGTTAATAATCTCTGATTATTTGTATTGCATCAAATAGATAAATACTTGATAAAAGATTATCGTATAACTCTTGATTATCTTTGAAATCTTCAAAAAAGAATAGTAAATTAAAATTAACTTTTTTTATTAAATTTTCTTTTATCTGAAAAATATCATCAATTTCTAATGTCTGAATTTTATTTAGATTTGGTATATAATATACATCTTTATTTTTCCTAATTGTTTGTGTAATTTTCGTATATATTATAAGATTAAAATATTCTTTCCATTCATTACTAGATTCTAATCCATGATCTTCTAACTGCTGTTTTATGTCTATTATTGATTTATTTCGAATCTTATTTATTTTGATATATTTATCAAGTTTCTTCCTGTTTTTAACAAAGACTATGTAGAAATCCATATAATAATTTTTTTTGATTATATATATTTTGATTGTGGTTCAATTTGTTTATTTAAAAAATATTTACCATTAAAATTCTTTATAAAATAATAAAATAAAATTAAACAATAAGCCAGTAAAGCCTGTTTTTACTGGCTTTTTTTAATTAAAACTTTTTATTATGTTTTATGTATAATAATTAAAATTTATTATTGATCATCCAAAACAATGGTAAATCTTTTTTGTCATTAACATAATTATTTTAAAACTTTTTATTATGATTTATGTATAATAAGAATAAAAAATAATTTAAAAATTATGGCAAAAATTGCAAAAACTGCAAAAACTTCTCAAAAAAAATCTAATGATTTTAACTTTTCAAGTTTATCGAGTCTTATAGACAATATGGACAAAAAAGATATAATTTCAGTTGAAGATTTTAATAAAGAAAAGAATTTTATATCAACAGGTATTCATATTGTTGATGGACTTTTATCAAAAAGTATTTTAAAAGGTGGTATTCCAGCTAACAAAATTACTCTTATTGCTGGACCAAAACAAACAGGTAAATCATTTATATCCTTAAATATAGCAAGAAATGCTCAAAATATGGGATATAATGTTGTTTGGATTGACACTGAATATAGTATTGAAAAATCAGATTTTGATATGTATGGTATTGATACATCAAATTCTGATACATTTATGTTAATACGTACTAACATAGTTGAAAAAATCAAAATTTTCTTGATGTCATTTTTAGATGCTTTACAAAAGTTAAAAGATACTGGTGTTGATGTATCAAAAACAATTGTGATATTAGATTCAATTGGTATGTTATCATCAGAAAAAGAAAAGGAAGATACCCTTAAACAAACAGTGAAACAGGATATGACACGTGCAAAACAGATAAAATCATTGATGAGACTTATTACTAATGATTTGGGTAGATTAAATATACCATTGGTTGCAACAAATCATATTTATTTATGTTTAGCTGGTGGACATAAAATTTTAAAATCTGATGGTACATCTGAATTAATTGAAAATTTAAAAACTGGTGATATTGTTAAAACATTAGGTGGTGATAAACCTGTACTAAAAACAGTAAAATATCCAAATAGTCCAATTATTCAAATAACATTAGATAATGGTGAAATAATAAAATGTACACCTAAACATAGATTTTTAGTTAAACCTAATTGGGTTGCTGATGAAAATAATGAATGTTGGAAAATAGCAGAAGAATTAACTGAAAATGATATAATTTTAGCTGTTAGTGAATAGTCTAATATATATGATTAGTGGAAATAAAATGGATTTTTATTTTTATATATAAAATAAAAATTAAATTATGGAAATTGAAAATATTATTAAGAATAGTAAAAATTTATCGGGTGTTATGAAAATGATTAATAATAATCCAAATTTACTAAATAGAATAAATGATTTAACAAATTATTTAGATGATACTGTTTCTATTTATGAAAGATTATTTAATATTAAATATAATTTGGATCATATTTTAATATGTCCTATATGCAAACATAATAAATTGGAATGGAACATGAAATATAAAAAATATAAGAAAACTTGTAATTGTAAATCTTGTAAATTGGAATATTTGATGTTAAACAGAGATTTAGAAAAAGAAATGAACAGAAGGAAAAAAATAAGTGATGTTCAAAAAAATAAATCAGATGAAGAAAAGAAAATGATACGAGATAAAATTGTAAAAACAAATTTGGAAAAATATGGTGTTGATAGTTTTGCTAAATCTGATTTATTTAAAGATAATATGAAAAAGAATAAAGGTTATGTTTCACCATTCGAATTAAATGAAACACATAAAAAATCAAAAAAAACATTAATGAAAAAATATGGTGTTGATCACAATTTTAAGATTGATGCTGTTAAAAATAATAAAAAGAATACGTTTTTGATTAAATATGGTGTTGATGTTCCAACAAAATGTGATTCTATAAAAAATAAAATTATAGATACAAATAATATTAAATATGGTGGTAATTCACCAATGAATAATATTGATATAGTACATAAAGCTAAAGAAACATATAAAATAAATTATATTGATAATGATGATAATAAAAAATCTTTATTATTAAAACGTGAAAACACAATGTTAGAAAAATATGGTGTTAAATATTGGATGCAAAATTGTGATAATGCTGATAATATGACTAAAAAAACATCATATAAAAAATATATTTTAAATAACAAAGAATATTCATTACAAGGATATGAAGATTTTGCATTATTTAATATTTTATTAAAAAAATATAATATTAATGATATAAAAATATCCAACAGTGAAATAACAGCAAATATTGGTAATATCTATTATACATATAACAATAAAAAACATCGTTATTATCCTGATTTTTTTATTTGTAGCAAAAATAAGATTTATGAAGTAAAATCCAATTATACATATAATTGTGATTTAGAAAAAAATAAATTGAAAGAACAAGCATGTTTAAATGCAGGAATAAATTTTGAATTTATCATAATTAATAAACAAACATATAAAGATTGGATAAATATAAATATAAATATAAAATAAAAAATAATAAAAAATATATGAAATTTAAAGAATTAAAAATTAAAAAAGTTGAATATTTAGAAGATTTAGAAACAACATATGATATTCAAATAGAAGATTCACATCATTATTTATTAGAAAGTGGAATAGTGTCACATAATACACAAGATATGTTTCCACAGACAATTATGAGTGGTGGTGAAGGTTTATATTATGCTGCAAGTGTAATATTATTTTTAAGTGATTCAAAATTAAAAACAGGTGAAGAAGATGAAATGGATCTAGGTCGATCAGGATCTATAATTACAGCAAAATGTAATAAAAATAGATTAGCAAAACCTAAGAAAGTCAAATTTGAAATAGATTATAGTAAAGGTATTAATCCATTTAAGGGTTTGGATTTATTTTGTACTATTGAAAATTTTGATAAAATAGGTATTGCAAAAGTTAAGAAAGTTGTCGATAAAGATACTGGTGAAATAACATATGCATCATATAATCGTTGGTATGTTAAACATTTGGATACACATTTAGCAGAAAAACAATTATTTAATCGAAAGGTTTTTACACCTGAAGTTTTAGCTAAAATGGAACCAATTATATATGATTATTTTAAATATCCGTCATATGATGAATATCTTAGAGAATTAGAAGAAATTGATGAAAAATTAAATGAAATAGAAGAAAAAGATATGTTAACATCAGAAGAATTTGATCTCGATGATGATGAAAATTTATTTAATTAAAATGAAAGAATTAAAAAAAATAGACAATGATAAAAATTGATGATTATACAAAAAAATTAATATTAATAAAATATAAAACATGTTCTATTATATCAAATGATAAAGATGGTTGGAATCCTAGACTTATATTAATAGATAATAATGATATTGAATCACATATTGATGGTGAAAATGAAATTTTAGATTTTTTATTATCATTAAAAACAATTACTATAAATTTTGATAATTTATCATATCATAGTGCGGTATCAATATTAACTGAAATATTGATTAAAATATTAGAAAGTTTTGATGATATCACCGACATCATATCAAATGATAAAATTTGTAGTTGTTTACAGGAAAATTATTTTTATAAATATCAGGAATATGAAAATATATCTAATATTTTAAATGTTGGTTTTTATGGTGATAAAGTAAGATTAAATATTGATATAAATCAAACTTCGGATGATAATATAATATTTTTTAAAAATAATGACAATATCATTATAACTATTAAAATTATTGATGATAATAATATATTAAATTAAAAATGGCAGATATTACAAATACAAATCAAGAAAAACATTATTTTGTTCACATATTAGAAAATCCTGATCAATTTAGTAAGGTAGAACCATATTTTTTTAAGAATTCTGATATAATGTTCATTTATACAGTAATTAGGGATGAATATATTAGAAGTGAATCACATACTGTTCCAAGTATTAATCAGATATATTCTATGGTTAAACTTGCTGATCAAGAAAATAAAATAAATGACAAAGTTATAAAATTGCTTATTCAATCTGATAATAGTGATATCAGTTCTGAATGGTTATTACCAAGATTTAAAAGTTGGAAAATACAAAATCAACTTAAAGGTGATATGCTTAAAGGAATTGATATGGTTCGTGGGTTAGAAGAAATTGATTACACTAATGTAACAGAAGTTGCCCAAAAACTTAAAGCTATGTTTAATAATGTACTTTTGGTTGATGATGATGATAGTGATTTGGGTGATGATTTTGATGATCCGGAATCACACAAACAACAAATTTCTAAAAATTGTATTCCCACAGGTTGGCCTTGTATTGATACAATTTTGGGTGGTGGTTGGAGTAAATCTACATTAAATGTAATTATGGGTGAAACCAATGTAGGTAAATCAATGTGGTTACATAATGTTGCAGTCAATGCTGCAAATGCTGGCACTAATGTTTTGATTATTACTTTGGAAATGGCAAATAGAAAGGTTTTTAAACGATTGGGTTGTATGAGACTTAAAATCAATGTTGATGAATATGATGAAAAGTCAAAAGACCCAATGTTTATGAAACAAAGATTAAATAATTTGAAATCTCAAGTTACGGGTGGTAGTTTGTTTGATGCTCAACCAGGCAAATTATTTGTTAAAAAGTATAATACTAGTGACTGTACCGTAACAGATATTGATAATTATGTTAAAAAATTTGAAGAAACTAAAAGGCTTAAAGTAGGTATGGTAGTTGTCGATTACATAAATATTATGTCAATTGAAAAAGGTTTTGATGTTACCAATATGTTATATTTAAAAGGTAAACATTTAGCTGAAGGGTTGAGAAGAATTGGTGATAAATATGAATGTGCGATTGTTACTGCCACACAAACTGATAAAGCGGTTTGGGGTGCATCTGATATTAAATTGGCTGATATTCCTGAAAGTAAAGCAATTGCTGATACTGCTGACTCAGTTTGGGGTATTATTCGTAATCCAGAAATGAAACGTAATAATATTTATAGATTAAAAATATTAAAGTTAAGGGATGGTGAACATCATGAAGAACAAGTTCGATTTGATTTTAATACAAAATTTTTAACTATGGATAATGATACATTGGTTGGAGTAAAATAATATTAAAAATAATTAATACTTAATGGTTAAAAAGAAAGACTATGAATTAGATGATAATTTAGAAGAATTAAATAATGAAGAAGAAATTGTCGATTTAGAAATTATCGAAGAAGATTATGATGAAAATTCTGGAATAGAAGAATCGGATTGTGATGTTGTTGATGATGATGAAGATGATAGTGATATTTGGTTTAAATTTAATACTAATAATCATAAAATTGAAGGTAAACATGCATTACAAAGAGATACTATATTTAAAGGTAAGGATGATACCAATACAGAAGATGGTGATTCGAGTTCAACACAAGATACATTTAATATAAATGATGGATTTACACTTGAAGTTGGATCTAGCTTTGATTTTGAAAGCAAGAATAATGAAGATTATGTCAATAGAATAAATTTATCAAAAGATGTTTATGATCTATTAAATGAAAAAACAGAATTAGATTTTTCATCCAATAGAAGAAAACCTAATCGTCAAGCATTTAATGATTATTATAAAATGTTATTGGAAAATGTGGGAAAAGAATATACAAAATCTGAAATTTTTGTAGAACTATCATATTATTTTACAGATAATATTTTTAATATGTTCAAATTATTAGATAAAGAATATGCAACACAAATTATCGTTGAACTAAAACAAAGTGGATATTTAAGAAATCTTAATAATATCAACTTTATATAAAAATAAAATAAATTATAATGGAATATAAAAGAGAAGAAGCATTTAATGCATCATTGGAATATTTTAAAAATGATACTTTAGCCGCAGATGTTTTCGTAAATAAATATGCATTAAAAGAAACAAAAAATGGTGAAACAGTTTATTACGAAAAAACACCAGATGATATGCATAAGAGGATTGCAAAAGAATTACATAGAATAGAACGTAATTATGAAAATCCATTATCAGAAGAAGTTATATTTGAAACTTTAAAAGAATTTAAATATATTATACCTGGTGGTTCACCTATGTCTGGTATTGGTAATGATGCACAAGTTGTATCATTATCAAATTGTTTTGTTATAGGAAATTCGTTTGATTCCTACGGTTCTATTTGTCAGGTGGATGAAGAACAAATTCAACTTATGAAACGTAGGGGTGGTGTTGGTCATGATTTATCGCATATTAGACCAACAGGTATGCCAGTAAAAAATTCCGCACTAACATCAACGGGACTAGTCCCATTTATGAGTAGATATTCAAATTCAACTAATGAAGTAGCACAAGGTGGTAGACGTGGTGCATTAATGCTAACATGTTCGGTAAAACATCCAGATTCAGAACAATTTATTGATGCAAAATTAGAACAAGGTAAAGTAACAGGTGCAAATATATCGGTCAAAGTAACAGATGATTTTATGCAAGCTGCAATAAATTCACATATGTTCACTCAATTATATCCAATTGATTCATTGTCACCTTTAGTAACAAAACAAATAGATGCACATAAATTGTGGAAAAAAATTATTCATAATGCTTGGAAATCTGCTGAACCTGGTGTTTTGTTTTGGGATACAATAATGACAGAATCTGTTCCAGATTGTTATCAAGATTTCGGATTTACTACGGTTTCAACTAATCCATGTGGTGAAATAACACTTTGTCCTTATGATAGTTGCAGATTATTATCATTGAATCTTTATGGTTTTGTTGAAAATCCATTTACTTCTAATGCTTTTTTTAATTGGGATAAATTTGAAAAATATGTAATATATGCAGAAAGATTTATGGATGATATTGTTGATCTCGAAATTGAAAAAATTCAAAAAATTTTAGAAAAAATTGAACTTGATCCGGAATCAGAAGAAACAAAGAGTACTGAAAGGGATGTTTGGATTAAGATTATGAATATGACTGTTAATGGTCGTAGAACGGGGTTGGGTGTTACTGCTGAAGGTGATATGTTAGCAGCACTTGGGTTCAGATATGGAACTAAAGAAGCAACAGATTTTTCAACTGAAGTTCATAAAAAATTGGCTATTTCTGCGTATAAATCATCAGCAATTATGGCTAAAGAACGTGGGTCGTTTCCAATATATGAATATTCTAGAGAATTAAATAATCCATTTATTCAACGATTAAAAGATGCTGATCCAGAATTAACAGAAATGTTAAAATATGGTAGAAGAAATATTGCATTGCTTACAATTGCACCAACAGGTTCAGTATCTATCTTAACACAAACAACATCAGGCATTGAACCAGCATATCTTGTTTCATATAAACGAAGAAGAAAAATTAATCCAAATGATAAAGCAGGTAGAATAGATTTTATTGATGCAGAAGGTGTAAAATGGGAAGAATATAATGTATTTCATCATAAATTTGAAACTTGGTTAGAAATTAATGGATATGATGTTAATGAAATTAAAAGCTTAAAAGATATTGAATTGCAAAAAATTATTGAAATGTCACCGTACAACAAAGCAACATCAAACGATGTAGATTGGGTTGAAAAGGTTAGAATGCAAGGAAATATCCAAAAATTTGTTGATCATTCTATATCTGTTACAGTCAATTTACCAAGTAATGTTACTGAAGAAATTGTTTCTAAGGTGTATGAAATGGGTTGGAAAAGTGGATGTAAAGGTTTAACTGTGTATCGTGATGGATCACGACAAGGTGTTATTATGTCTAATGAAGGTACAACACAGAATGTTGTTCAACAAGAAAATAATGCCAAAAAAAGACCAACTAAACTTGAATGTGAAGTTGTTAGATTTACAAACAATAAAGAAAAATGGATAGGATTTTTGGGTCTTATGGTGGATGATAAAACTGGTGAAAAGTACCCATATGAATTATTTACAGGTTTAGTCGATGAATTTCCTGTTCCTTCATATGTTGAAAAGGGTGAAACAGTTAAATTTAAAGAAAAACCTAAAGAAGGTGAAGAAATTCAAAGTAGATACGATTTTGTGTATAAAGATAAAGATGGTTATACTGTTATTATGCAAGGACTTAATCGGGCATTTGATCGTGAATTTTGGAATATGAGTAAATTGATTTCAGCTTTATTAAGACATAGAGTTCACTTACCAAGTGTAATTAGTATTATTGATGGTTTACAATTAAATGATACAATGGCTTTTGGTACTTGGAAATCGGGTGTAAAACGAATTATCAAAAAATATATCAATTCAACAATAGTTAATGAATCTTGTCCTAATTGTGGTGCAACAGCACCAGATTTAATCTATGAAAATGGATGCAAGACGTGCAAGCAGTGTGGATGGTCAAAATGCGAATAATCTGATAATCAAGTAGTTAACCCACATATTTTACATTTTTGACAACCATTTTTTAATATATAGATTATGGTAAAATATAAAGAATGTAAAATATGTGGGTTAACTTTTCCATATTTAGATAAGAAATATTCTGAATTTGATGAATTTTTAAAAAATGATTTAAACATATGAATTTTATAACAAGGTTTAAGAATAATATAGCTTATTTAGAAATATTAGGTGATAATAGTGATCAAAATGAATATTTTGTGGAATTTATTGATTTAAACACAAATGAAGTGAAATATTCATCTACAATTAAGATTAATTATTGGTCACAATTATCTAATATTACTGGAATGAATATTTTGATTCGTGTGACATCAAATAATCAAGTATTATTTGAAAGAAGACAAGACTATAAATTTAATAGGGTTTATATTAAATTTGGTTCAATAGCACTTGGTGATGCTGTTGCTTGGATACCTTATGTCGAAGAATATAGAAAAATAAATAATGTAGAAGTTATTTGTTATACCCAATATAAATATTTATTCGATGATGTATATCCCGACATTAAGTTTACGAATATTTCAGATTCAAATTATATCAATGATGTAGATAAGAAATTTAAAATTGATTATGGTCCGGAATTGTATTTAATTAATAATATACATTCCCCCGAAGATTGGAAAAATGAAAATAAAAAATATGATAATTGTGTTGATTATTTTGATTATAGAAAATATCCCCTTCAATCAATAGCTTCATTAATTTTGGGGTTACAAGAAACAGAAATAATTCCAAAGATAAATATACCTGAAGATAATGGTCCAAAAATTAAAGGAAAGTATGTTGTTGTTGCTATACAGTCTACAGCACAACTAAAATATTGGAATAATCCATATGGTTGGGACAGATTATTTGAATTCTTGGGCAAAAGTGGATATAAAGTAGTTTTAATAGATAAATATAAAAGTTATGGAACGCATGGTTGTTTTAATGAAGCACCAAAATCCAAATATGTGATAAATAAATGTGGAAATCATCCATTAAGTGAAAGAATAACAGATATTAAATATGCTGATATGATGATTACTATTAGTTCAGGTTTAGCTTGGGTTTCTTGGGCTGTAGGTACACCAGTAGTAATGATAAGTGGATTTACAAAACCATGGTATGAATTTAAATCAAACATTATTAGAATACATAATCCTAATGTTTGTAATGGGTGTTGGAATGAAAATAAAAAATATGATTTACATTGGCTATATTGTCCTAAATTTAAAAATTTTGAATGTACAAGAGAAATATCACCAAAAGATGTTATAAGTGCAGTTAAATCTTTAATGAAATAATTATGGGACAAAATGTCCCATAAAATGTCCTTTAAAATAAAAAAACCACATTTAGTGGTTTTTTTATTTACTTTTTCATCAAAGGTGCTGGTTCATCATCATCAACATACCCAGTTATTATGTCCCTAAATTTATCTAACCTTGGATTTGCTAGAAATTTTTCACTTATTCTATTTTCATCGGTTTCAATAGTATTAAAAGAATATTCAGTATCTAATACATGTGTTAAATATCCAATACATTCATCATCTGATATTGTTTCTAAAAATTTAATAAGATTTTCAGTTTGTTTATCATTTAATAATGCTACTTTTCGTTCTTTCATTGATTGAAGAAGATCAGATTTTTTGTCTCTGTTGAATTTTTTTATTTCATTTTCGATAGCATCAAAATCATTTAACACATTATCAAGTGATATTTTAAGTGTATCTTCACAATATTTAAAAAATCTAATATTACTAGCACCAATAAAACCACATCCTATTTCTTTTATGTCTTGTAACCAAGTTATTGTTGGTGGAAAATGCCTATACAATTTAGGTTCACCAGTTTCCATATCTATAATTTTTTTACCATCACGACCAATTCTAGTTGTATATTGTTCATTACCGAAATTTTTCCAAATATAATCGGATAAAAATGTCCATGATCTTGGTGTGGCATATGCTTTATTTTTAGTTTTATCATCTACTTTTTTCCAATAATAATCTTGATTGTTTTTAAGAAAATTTGTAATTGATGGACAAACAAATTCATCTGCATAATTTTCATACCATTCGGTAAATGTTAATGTGTGTTCAATATGAACCAAACGGTTATTGAGTGCCATATCAAATTCTTCGACATCTGTACCATCTTCTTCACCCAAATTTCCAGAAGCACACATTAAAACATTATCATTAAATTTAAAGAATGTGCCAATTTCTCTTTCTAATAATATCTGAAGTGCCGCATTACGAACAGCACTTGATGATCTATTTAATTCTTCAAAATGAATAATTGTGGGTTGGGTGTTTGCTTTATATGCCCATTCGGGTGCAATATGACGTAATAATTTTTGTGTGTTACCATTGATTACAATTTCATCAACCATTGGAAATAAACCAACATCAGTTTCATCAACCATTGATAACCGAACATCAAAATATTGATATCCAATTTTTTTTGCAATATTTCTTAAAATTGCAGATTTTGCAAATCCTGGTGCGGAATAGATATATAACACACCACTAGCAGAATTCATAATCTTAAAATATTTCTTTTCTTTATCTGAAAGATTATTATATCCTATCGGAAATATACTAGCTGGTGTATATTTAATACCCTTTGAAATTTGTTCTGTCATGTTAATTTTTATTTAATTATTTTTTTGATTTATATAAAAGATAATTTTTTATTTCAAATATTTTATATTCATCTTTGATAGATACTATGAATTTGGAAAAATTATCTGATTCAGAAAAATTTAGATTAAGTTTTTCTTTTAGTTTTTCAGTGTCCATTTCTTCTGTAAAAAAAATTCCTGGTGAAATTTTTTCTGTCAACACAAAGCATTTTTTTATTAATTCTTCTATAATATTAGTTGATGTGAATTCTAATGTATCAGTAATTAATTCAGAACTACTTTTTATTGCATAAATAAGATGACCAATTGGTTCTTCTGTTTTAATTATATAATAATTGTAAGTAACACCATTTGTAAATAATTTTAATAATTTTTCTTTTTTAGTCATTTTGTAATCCGATGTTTATTATTTGTTTTACTCTACCATTATCGCAAACAATTGGACATTTATTTGATGTTGATAATATCAATGTTTTTGTTTTTATATTTTTGAAATTTAAATGATCAGTATATCCATCAGTAAGAATACAGGTGTTTAGCATATAAATTTTATTCTTTTTATCGGAAATATAATTTAATGCCAGTTGAAGTGTTGTCCCACCCAACCCAAGAATTGACATTTTTTCTAATTCTTTCATTTTTTTAATTTTTACGACTTTTTGAATATTGACATCACATTGTATAAGATTTATTTCAATATCATTTTGAAAAATATATGATAATGTTTTTTCAAATTCACCACACATTGATCCAGATGTATCTAAAATTACATTTATTTCATTTTTATATTTTTTTCTTCCTTTTAATCCTTCAATATTTCTACGATTTGGTCTAACAATAGTTTTTTGTTTTTTTGACCCAAAAACGTAATTATTCATAGTTCTTTTAATTTCTTTTAAATAATCTTTTCTGACTTTTCTAAGTTTATTTAAAATTTTTTCAACTTCACCAGATTCCAATCCTCGGCTTTTAAGAATTTGCATAATATTTTCAACAATTTCTCTTTTAAAATCACTAGAAACAGTATCAACAATGTGAACATCAAGTGTGTTTTGTTCTTCTCGTTCTTCACCTTCGAATATTGTTTCAAGTGAATAACATTCAATATTGTTTTGACCATATTTGCCATATCTAGGTTTGCCTGATGTATCTAGCGATCCTTGTCTTGATTTGTTATTATTTATTTCTTTATGTCCACAATTTGGGCAATCACAATAATCCTGATTGTCCT